TAATTTATATATAAGATTTTCAGAAGCTTCTTTACCCAAAATTACGTTGAGCATTTTAACTTCACCAATATCAGAAACTACTAGAGCCATACTTAATCCTTTAGAATTATTTAGTACCTGCTGGGACAGTAAATGTGTTTACAGAGCCAGCACCACCAGCTCCACCAGGACCAGTGCTTTATGGGGCCACCGTGACTGGAGCGTATCCGTACGTGCTGGCTTCTGTAAAAGACCCTACTACAGAATCTTCCACAGGTGTATAGTCATTTGTGTAAAGACGATAAATAAAATTCTCTGAAGCCACTTTACCAAATATTAAATTAAGTAAATTAACTTCCCCAATGTCAGGAACTACTAAAGCCATTATATTTTCCTTTTATATACCTAGTTACACCTATTCAACTAGGTCCGTTGTGCCCGCAGAGCTGCAATCTGTGTGTCCACATCCGCCAACCAATCCTTACCATAGTCGGAAAGATTTGCTTCGCGCAGGCGGCGCTGGGTCACAGTGGCCTCCAGGGCCAGGATCTGTGCGTCAATGGCCGCGTTGGGGTCCGGTGCGGGCGGCGTAGTGGACCAACCTTCAGGGTAAGCGCCAAGGTCGGTAACAACAGAGGCCACACCATTGATGTAGCCAGCCTCGCCGCGATGGTCCTCGAGCAGCGCCCAGGCCGTGCCGTTCCAGCACGCGGCATGGCCCGCAGGCACTTCCGGCAAAGCGGTTGCAGTACAGTTGGCGGGAACCAGAAAGACCCCGGCCTCAAGCGGCGATTCACGCAACTCCACGCTGTCGATGTATTCTCCCGTCAGCGGGCTGTAGTTGTATCCGTTCATTTTCCGCTCCTAGTATTTGATGCAGTACATGACGTTCGCGTTGATAGGCCGGGTTTCGGTGCCGCCAGTAGCGGCAGTGGCGGCAGGTATGTAACCAGATCCACCAGAATTTGAGATACCTGTACCTCCTACCATGCCGCCGCTATGCGTATGACTTTTGAACGCATCCGCCTGCACGGAACCAACGTTGTCGCCCGTTGCGCCACCGGTATTCATGTCCGTACGCGTGGCCCTGTCCGGGTCGCGGGCAACCGCATGGTCCCAGCCGCGCAGGAAGCGGCCACGGTAGTCCGGCAGGTTGAAAGTGGTCGAGTTGTCCCCGTATCCATGAATGGTGCCTATTGCCGTGAACAAAGCAGAATACGTGGTTCTGCTGACGGCTGCACCGTTGCACTCTAGATACCCGGTCGGGACTGTGGATGTTGCCATTGTGATGATTGACCCAACGGGAGCACCAGACGCAGAAGGCGTCTCCCATGTGTTATCGCCGCGTAAAAATGTGGAGGAACTTGCCGTACCAGAACCAAGCTGGGCTGCAGCAATGACTGAGCTTGCATTAAGCACCGGGACGTCACCAACGCCAGTTCCGGTGTCAACATACGCGGCGGTTCCAAGATCAGAATTAAGAGGTACCTGCGCTGCGTCTGTACCAGTATTTTTTAATGCGGCGGTACCAAGACCTAGAGTAGTGTGAGCAGCCGCAGCAGTAGTGTCATCGAGCACTGTAGCAGCAAACGGTGTAACACGCTGATCCCAAAAATACTTAGTAGTAGCCGGGTTCATTATGACATTAGTAGCAGTGCCAGTGTTAGCTTCTGCGTTTGACGCCATGGCATACGTGTTAAAGCTAGCAATAGAACCTGCTGTAAAGCGATTCTCCACCACTGCCCCGGCGCTGAATGCGCGAGCCAGCGTGCCTTCTTGCGCCCTAGTAACAACCATAGAATCAGTTGTACGCGCAGTACAAAGCATTATCTCATTGCTACCAGTGCTATCCTGCACAGTTACAAGAAACGTGCCATCACTTGTAGTTGGAAATAGAGCGCCAGTGCCAGAGGTCACAGTTATTGTGGTAGCCTCAGCAGAGATATCTCCGGCTAACAAAGAGCTAGCGTTGTTAGAAAATTTAAGTGCCATCATTACCCCAAGATATATACGTGATTTTTATATTAACCAAAATGTGCGAGGCTGTACTGTTTTACCCTGACGACTGAACGACTTCATAGTACGACTTTTAGCGTAGGTAATGCCTTCTCTAAACTTGGCTTTATGGTACACAACTGTCTGAGGATCAGCCCAAGCTTTTCCCGGCATCGCATGTAGCCGCATTAATGCCCCATGGGCGATAACCTCTGCCCAATTCTGAAAAAGCCAATCAGGGCAATCTACACTAGTAATATCCATCTTAAGTGCCACATCGAGATCCAACCCAGCTACAATGGCTTCGGCAGGCGCCGGAACTAAAACAAGATGGCTATTATAGTCCATATAATACATATTGGGCTGACTAGCCGAAGATTCCCGCCAACCAGAATATAGAGTATCTAAATCCTCAATATTTGTAGCAACTGCTGGAGCCTTATTAATTGCAACATACACCGGCTTTGCAATTACTGTACCTACAGGTGGGGTAAAAGTATACTCAGCCTGCCCAGCTACCAAATCTGTCGCATCAAAAGAGTATCTCCACATATGCGTGCGTTCACAAAAATCATTTATTGCGCTACGCAACGCGGTATTAACTAATTGCACAGGGCAACCCTGTACAGCAGGCATAATGTACGGATGAAAATCAGATATGGTTGCCATGTTAAACCTTCGGAGTAGTCACAATTGTATCCCCAACACGCGGGCCAAGAGTTGACACTGATTTATATTCTATGCCTAGCTGGTTATAAAAATCAGCTTTATAAGACTCTGCTAAAGCTTTATCCTTAGCCGAAGCAGTATCTGTGCTGTATAATCTATATAGCATATATGCAATGATAGCTCCTACAAAAGTATCATCACAAGGAACTGTCTGTGTAATAGCTCTATCCCAAGTTAAATTAGAAAAGATTGGAAACGAGTAGCTATAAGCTAATTCAATAAATATGGGAGTAAATGTTCCAGGAGCGGGAGATACCCAAAAGAGCTTAGAAGTTTTTGTATCGTAAGCATACTCAGAAATAGCTGTAGGATCCACTGCTGGAGCCGTATGCCAATCAGCAAAGTAATCTAAATCTTTGCGATTAACCTGCCAAATAGGCGGCCCATCGGTAACACCATCCTGCCCCATATTACGATAGATATCTATCAAAGCAAGCATATCACCAGGAAGTGTCTGCTTCGTGCCAGGGTCTAGCTGCATTACCATAGTCTTCGCATGACTATCGGGACGAGCAATGACTAACTGCTGAAAAGCATCGTCAAGAAAATTTATATACCTTGTCTGTGATACCCGCTCATAGTCAGCATCATTATAAAGGGTAGCTACCCGATCCATGATATCTTTAATTACCATTGCTATTGCCCTTAATTATATGTTGGGGCCCAGTACTAACCAGGCCCCATGCCATACATAGTTATTTCATCGTGGCTTCTTCGTAGCCAAGGAACGTATAAGGCACAGTATGCACAGTACGCTCGGCATAGATAGCCATGCCCTTTTCCAGATCAACACCCTTATAGTCGTTGACTGTCATAATGGCGTCGTCGCAACAACCACGCACAACCGGCTCCGGAAGAGAAACTTCCTGTTCATAAGGAACCTGGAAAGCGATGCCGTTAAGCGACAGAAAAACGTAAGGAGACTCTTCTTCACGCCCGGTGCGATGGAAGATTACACGCATACGTCTATGCGCGTTAAGCGGTTTAGAATCCTCATCCCACTTAATAATACGCTGGATGGCAACCTTGCGCATGATACGACCGTTCTCATCAAGGGGAACGTCCAAACCACGACTAAACATACAGTCACCAAGCTGCTCATCTTTCATAATAGCATAGTTGCGGGAGACTTTATCCGCAGACTCAAGTTCTGTAGCTGCAATAACAGCTTCAGAATCCATGCTTTCTTTAGTAATCTTACTCATATATTCTCCATTTTAAGTTGTGTGGGAAGCCTAGTATTATCCAGGCTTCCCGCTGCAACTACAGCATATAAGACTTTTTACAGGACGGAGCAGGCAACTTCAGCGCGCACCATGAACGCATTGTTCAGGATACAAGCAGTCTGCATAGCCTTCCAACCAACATAACCGCGCTGACCCAGCGGATCGGACTTAGAAGCCTGTCCAGGATTCAGCACTGTGGGGACGATGGAGGTCTTGCCCTTCAGCGGCACGATACCATAGGCATCCTTAGCAAAGAACAGGACGGGGTACACATCAGCATTAGTACCAGTAGTGGACAGCACATGCCCGCCAGCAAGACCACCGCCATCAGCGAAAGGCTCCACAACGGTGGACACAATATAACGCACGCTCTCAACAGAACCAATCTCACCCTCGAAAGGAGTGGTGGTACCATAGTCTTTGGCGTCCACGAACTTGGTGATATTACGCAGATCGGCTTCGCAGTCGGGGTGCATAACAGCAACGTACGCGGGCGTAATAGCCTGCGTGCCGTAAGACGGGGTGGACTTCACGTACGAAGTAATCTGACGAGCATTCTGACGCTTCAGGGCGCGGGTAATCTTACGCTGAAGGTTCAGAGTCAGCGGGGTGTTGACGTCGGTGCGGGCAGAGCCGTTGGCGTAGTACACGTTGGTACCGGCCTTCAGCACGTCGTAACGCATCTTCTCTAGCACCTGCGCAGCCTGCTCACCGAGGACTTCCACGGCCTGCTTCAGGACGTTATCCTCGTTGGTGTCAGCCACCATATCAGTGATGATGATAAGATCACCGTACTGCTTCATTGTAGCAGTGACGTCGGTCACGGTAAGCTGCTTAGCAGTAGGCGTGACACCTTCGGTGAGCTCGGTAGGAGTAGCAGTAAGAGCCTCGAAACGACGGAACTTCGCAATCTTAGTGGAGTTGGTGGGCAGGACATAGACCTGACCAAACTTCTCAAACACCAGGAGAGGAGTAGCGCGAACGAGGAGCTCCGCCATCGCAAAAGCCGCTTGGCGATTGCTGATATCGGAGGTAGTGTTCATAACTTCAGACATTGTATTATTCCTTTGAAACCTTAGCCAACGCTATTTGATACCAAACTGTTTAACCGCTTCGTCCCAAGCGGAATCAAAATCATTCTTGTCAGAAGTCTTCTGATTTGTAGCAGGATCAGCAGAACGGGGAGTTCTTACGACCAACCCGGACCGAAGAGCTGCTGCCACTTCAGGAGAAACAGCATTCGTATTGTTCTTATCATTCGTCGGCTTGGCAGTATCATTTGTTTGATTTTTTGTATTTGTCGAACTCTTGTACTGGTCAAGCAGGGACACGACTTCATCAGCCGAACCCGAATTGATCACGTAAACAGCACCAGAGCGGGCAAAAGCAGGCAGATTATTAACCCAAGAAGCAAACTTCTCAGACTTATGAATCTCTTGCGCATCAGGATGCTTAGCCAGAATAGCACGCTCATGACTAGTGATTTGCTGTGAAGACATTGTAGATATAATTGGATCAACGCGGCTAGAAATTTCTTTCTTCACCACATCTCTCGTCTCAGCTAGCTTTGTCTGCAACAGTTCTTCGACGGCATCAGCAAATTCCGGGTAATCTTCCCGCAACTGATTAAACTTGGATGTCTGCTTAGTCTTATCATCCGCTTGCTGGGTTGAACTACCACCAGCCTTCGCCAAAGCTTCTAGATACTGCTGCTGACGCAGGTTCTCTTCTTCTTTTCGGCGGGCCAGCTCATTGTTCATGCGGCCTTCAAAAGACTTAAACTTCTGTTCCCATCGAGTAGCTTCACTTTTCCAATCTGGCTCCTGATTATCGGGGGTAGCATCTGTACTGTCCTGATCTGTAGCAACATTGGTGTTATCAACTACAACGATATCGTCGTCATTGGTATTAGCGTTAGCGTCAGAGTCCGTGTCTTTGGACTGCACACCACCGGAAGCATTCTGGGGCTCCGAAGAGTATCCCTGCTCCTGCATGATCGCATCAAAGGCGTCTTCAACGCTCTGTTCGTTATTAGCCATTTAATCTCCTTACCGAGGGCCCTAAGCTGTCTCGATAAATTGGGTTTTAATACTATCCGTTAACGGGGTATCGCCCTGTTCTAGCACGGAAAGCAGGTGTTTTAAGCACCGCAACTCACCCTTAAGCGTAGTTGCCTCTTCCCCAGCGGAAGAAATCAACTGCCCAAGTTTGTAGTCTAGTTGAGCCATATAATACTGAGACATAATCCGGCCAGCATCCGAATTTGTCAAAGCTTTCATGGCTGCCTCTAGACGACGGCGCTTAGTAGAAAATCTTTCATTACTGTCCATCAGTTACCTGCTGCTGAGGAGCATTCTCCAGCATTTGTTTACGGTCTGTATATACTTGCCGCATAGACTCAACCATATCAGCCGGAGAAGTTCCAAACTTACGAGCAGTTTCAGTCATACGGAGCATGAAGTCTCGCTCTTCTTCCTGTTGCTGCTGCTGCATCTGCTGATTAGCTTGAATTTCTTCAGGAGTAAGGATCAAATTCTTCTCAGAGAGATCCAAAGCATCAGCAATACTACGAAGAATAGAATCATTACGCACTAGTGGCTGATAAATGGGGCTTGCCACGATCTGAGCAAACTGCATTAGGGCCTGACTATAGACTTCCTTAGCAATAAGAGAAGAAGTTCCCTCAGCCTGGACGTCAAAGTCACCCTTAATATCCGGGTCTGTGTTAAACTTCATGTTCCAATGGTACATACCACTGATAAACTTAGAAGTAACACCATCATCAAAGTTCTTAACCTGATCTTTAATGGTAATATTAGCAGAACCCATCAACATAGACATGCCAGAAGCAGTTCTTCCTATGCCTGGAGTAGATTCACCCCACATGTAACGCGGAATAGTTGTAACTTCATCGGCATATGTCTCAAATGCTTGGCACATCTGCAAAAATTCGGGGGTATGCGACGTAATATTCTTAACTTTGACCGCTTCTTGAGCAGCATCAGCACCTTCACCAGTACGGAGCCACACCTTTAGCGGGTGAATATCTGTAGGATCTTCATCTTCAGCCAGTAAATCGAGATTAACTTCAAATTGTGGGCCGGCTGTGATGGCTGCGTTGTCTAACATAGCCCGGAATGCACTATTGATTAGATCTTGCACGTCACGAAGGATGGCCGGGATGCCCTCTCCAAAGATAGAAGTCTCGTCTTTATCATAATAGTACAGATAATAGGGCCACTGAATCTCAGAAAGATGGCTGACAGAAGCCTTGATAACTTTATTACCAAGAACCCAAATATTGGCAGCAATTTCAACTTCACCCTTAAGATTTTCAGGCACCTCAGCACCAAGATCTTCCAGATCCTGTGCATCCATGTAACCCCAATACTCAATCAGCTCATACTTACGCCCAGATTTTTTCTCATTCCAAGCATTTGTGGAGCGATCACCAATTTCTTTCAGGTGTGTATCAAAATCTTTGTCTTCCCAATCGCCATCTTTCTGCCTTTCAACATACTCAGCAATTTTATCAGACATAAAATCAGTGCGCTTAGAAAGTTCCAGCAATTGCTTCTTATTTAGCTTGTGCCTCTGAATAATATAGCGGCAATCTTCAAGACAAGTAGCTGTCATATCGGGATAAAAATCCCACACAGTTACGTTCTCAATGTAAGGAAGTAACTGATCCGTAACCTTGAGCTCCCACTTATAACCACCAGCAGACTTTTCTATCTGCTGATACTGCTTAGCTTTACCAAGCATAACCATAGGGCCCTTAAGGATACCGGAACCATATAAATTCCCAGAGTGAATAACAGAACGCATCGTGTCTCGGTAGTTCATCTGAGATAGCTGGTCAGCAATTACTTTAGACATAGCCTTGGCACGGCTATCAGCATAGGTAACTATAGCCGCATCCAACATATCTTTAGTAACGTTCTGCACTCCGTTCTGCTGCATTGTAGCAATAATATTCTCCATTGTAGGAGCATCCAACTGCGGGAGCACTGTGGGCTTAATAGACCAATTCTGTGCATTATTGGCCGGTATTAACAGATCAATAAGGCGACTATCCACAGTCTTCACCTTGTTACGGGTGATGCGAATATAAGCCTTAGACCTGTTATTGCCAATACGAGATAAAATTTCCGGGTCATATTGACCACGATACTGGCGCAGATCTTTTAGCCAACGCTGCTCAACTTCACTTCTAGCATTCTCTGCTTCGAAAAAGCGATCGCGAATGACCTTAGCCATCTTATCAGTATCACTAGCAGAGTTCCAAAATTTATCAGAACCACCAGACATCCGATCAGATGCTTTATCTATCACTTTCTGAATCTGATTTTCAAGTTCGCGATTACGCTTAACCTGCTCATTATCAGATTTCGTTTTAACTGTTCTAGCTAAAGCCATTATTTATTCCTTACTTACCAAGATCTATGTAAAATTTGATTGACAACTGGAGTTGCACCACGATAGTATGCGCCAGAAATTCCGCGTGCAGAGGGAATCATAGCCCCATTCTTATAAACTTCCAACATACCAGCAGCATCTGCATTACGGATATCTTCAAGATTACGCAAACCAAAATCTCTACCAGATAATTCAGCAGCAACGGCACGTTTCTCAAGAGGGTCAATAACATATTTCTCTACATCTACAGAACCATCAGAAGAAAGGTAATCAATATTCTTATTAATCATCTCTTTCTTATCAATAGCGTGCTGGGATTCATGATTAATCATTTTAATCTGCTGCGGCTCAAGATGTCTGTATTCAGAACTATCCGGAATTAAGATAGAATCAGCACCAACATCATAGTAAGCGTTGGCACCACTTGTACGAAATGCTTGCACTGGCAAACCTTTACCCACTAACACGCCAGAAAGTTCAGGAAACTTATCTTGAGCTTCAGATCTACCGAAGATATCAACATAATTTCCGTAAGTCATTTGGCTACTTCTAGGATATCTATTCAAACCCTGGGCTATATAATCTTTTTTACCACCATCTGTATTAAGGATCTTAGTAGCCATAGTAATAGACTCTGGGCTAAAGTTTCCCTTATCTTCCATCTGAGCCATGTACTTACGCTGTGGGTTAATTCCAACAGCACGATCTAGTGGTATGAGATTAGGCATTAATACCCGCCGATATCGCTACCGGCCTTGTATTTTGTTCTGCGAACAACAGGCCGACGGCGTGTTTGCTGATGATAAAATTCTAAAATCGCATACTGAAGAGCGTCATGTGGATGGCTGAAAGAATTCTTAGCTGGTTTTTCTTTGAACTCCCCAGACTGTGAAGACCGAGTTTCTTCAAACTTATACTCAGACAAGAATCCCTTACGAAGAATCTTACAACGCGGATCTAAGAAAAACTTGGATTTAAGTCGTAAGAAGTGGGACACTGCTTCTTTGCGTGCAATGAAATTGTTTGTCTTTGCTGTGCGAAATGGAACGCCACACTCTCGTAGGATATCCGTGCCAGCCTTGCTATCATTCATAGAACGCTGCACTGTAGCTGGGTCGCACACAACATAGAAATTCTTCTTGTGCTCAGGAAACTCTGTCTCAATCGTAGGCCATAAATAGTCTTGGCAAAATTCACGAAGGCCACAATCAATAGTTGTAATCTCTCGCAGCACTGCAATAGAACCATCTGGCATTTGCTGTGTGAAAATAGCAGCCGGGGTAAGTCCCTGGTCCATTCCTATGACAAGCTGAACACCCTTGGCGGCCTGCATCTCTGTCTTAGCAAGATGGTCTGCATCAACATAGTCTTTGAAGACTGGGCGGCCATGCCGCACGTCACCGTAGTTATTCATTACGTTGACATAAATAAAATCGGGATCAGAACCCATGCACATATCGAGATAATATTTCTCAGACACGCCGTTGACTGTTCTATTTCCGTATTCATCAAATTTCTCTAGGTTATCTGCATCCGGATTAATGTGGTACTTACCATTGATAAGTAACACAGCCGGGGGCTGTCTATAGAAGCTATGCCCTTCGGGACGCCATTCTTCTGCGAGTTGGTACAACCAGTGTTCTGTATCGACTGCGTTGTAATCGAGAAGAATAAACGGATCTACAGCACCCCCATCTTTTGAGGCAGGATATCTGTTTATGCGTGTCTTAAGCATCTGAAAGACTTCTTTATCAATCTCCGAAGCTTCGTTGATATGACAAGCAGTTACTTCAAGAGAGCGAAGCTTTTCAACGTGCTGCTCAGAGTCAACAGCTATGAAAAGAACTTCCATGTAAATCTTAGTGCCATCATCTAGTTCGTACTTAATCTCAGCACGAATGGGAATATCGTACGTTATCTTAATCTTATCCTTGAACCAGGAGATCCAGGACTTAAGGGTCGTGGACTTTAGGGCGGGATACGTGGCGCGCACTACAGCGTACCTGCTGTGCCTCACCCCATTCTCGTCGGGCTTTTGCTTAAGTGCATTCATGAAGCAATGCATAATGCAGCCAGAGGTCTTTCCAGAGCCAACCGGGCCCATCACAAACAAGTACTGAGATTTGTCTTGATGCAACTTAGCAAACGTCTGGTTGATAACATAATCAATATTCATATTTATAGATTGGCTTTAAACTCATTGATCGTCTTTTCTACATCCACAATCTTTTTTGTAGTATCATCCGGAAAGGTAATATTAACGTGAATCTTCTCACCCTCACGCTGGTCAACTTCAATAGCCTTAAGCTGTGGAAACTGATAGCGCAGAAGTTCGAGAAGAATACGAATGCGGTCAGCCGGCTTTGTGCTGCCACAGCGATAAAGATCAATGAGCTCGTCAACAATATTAAACTTAAGTTTATATTGAAGTTGACGCTGTAGTTCTATAACACGAGATGTGCGTTTGTCCAAATTAGACGTAGCCCGCACAGGTGTAAGAGAAGCTTCAGGTTCGAAATTTTTAGGGGCGTCGTCCATCTCTGTAGTTCCTAGCTGGGTAGTATTCATGTACGTTATTAAACATGCGTTTTAAATCATCAACTGATCGCCGTATCTCTTCTGACTCGGCGGAAATTTTTTGCATCTGGACAACTTGTCCTTGCCATTCAGAACGAGTGGGTAGGTAATAAACTTCGTACAAAGCTGCTTGCTTTGTCTTCATTTCTTTCATGTCTACAGCTAAAGATTGATTACCTTTTTCTATAGCATTAACAGATGCAGACAAAGATTCCATCTGTACTCTAGTGCCAATCATAGAACCACCAACAGCCAAAACCACGGTAGTAATTGCTGGCAGCAGCATTCGTAATATTTTCACCGAGGTTGTTTCTGTGCTTCTATGGAGTATTGCCATACTTATTTCGTGATATTTGTAATACATATGCGCGGGCAAAGCTGTGGCTTTGTGCACAATTGCTTACTAATTATATATAGTTATATATTAATTTGTCAAGCCCTATACATTGCTTATATCGTTATTATATATTATATAGCATGTTTTGTGCTAAATATACTGGCTCAAGCGAAGCTTGCGCTGTGAACTATCGGGAAATATCTACATGGATTCAAAAGAACACAAGCCAGTTTTTGCAAACGTTGGGTGGAAGCAGTACCTTGGTTGTCCTTCTAATATGAAGCACAAATACCCAGCTAACGGGTATATTCGTAATACAACTAAAGCCAAAGTTCGTAAGTCTAAGCAACCCCAGTCTTACAGCTTTTATAGAATACTAGATGACCTAGAACCTTATAGCCTCTATCCACGGGATGAACTCATTTGGCTGCTTAAGCTATTCTGCTTTCTTATCTTCTACCATGCCAAGGCTGGAAAGCTTGTGAAGATACCTTTTCTGGGTTCTTTCTTTACAGCCAAAGATATGTATGACAAGCCATACCCCTCTAAGTACGCAGACTTTGGAATTATAGACGGTAATACTAAACTTCAGTTCGTTCCAAATAACTTCGTACAGTGGGGTTTAAACCCAGAGCAATATACTCCATATGTCTATCAACATATTCCCGAATTCTTTAGAACCCTTGAGGCATTCAGGAAAGAATCCCTGTATAGTAACATAGATTGGAACTTAATGTTCCCAGACGCCAAGTTCTTATTGTTCGCATTGGAAAAGTTAAAGTGCAACGGAACGCTGGGTGATTATGCTGGCATCGCGAGGAAGAGATATATCAAACCCACTTTTATAAAGCAGCACGCTAAGAAGGTTCCAGGTCGTACATATGGGCTAGAAAACTAGGGATGTGGGTTTTATTTCATTTATTTGCTATGACTACCCCTTGACAAAGTAGAAAATAACAATATATTAAATACAACCGTTTCGTTGTGGCAATCGGTAAATATATAATTA